AGAATATGAAGAGATAAAATTAAATAAAGAGGCAGGTGTAAAATATACAAAAAAGACAAAATTAGAATTTATGGAGTATTTTATAAAAACGAAGATATATGCAAATTGTAAAATTATATTTTGTACAAATTATATTAGAATATTTAATGATTTAAAACGACTTTTAAATAAATATTGTATAAATTATATTGAATTAGATGATGGTAATATAGATAATATATATGAATCTATTAATAAATATACAAATGGAAATATGAATGTAATATTATTAAACTCAAACCTTTTTGGATGTGGTTTAAATTTAGAATGTACAACAGATATTGTATTTTTACATAAAACTGAAGAATACCTTGAAAAACAGATTATTGGTCGCGCTCAGAGACATGGACGAAAAAATAAATTAAATTTATGGTATTTAATGCACGAGAATGAAAAGGTTATAACCACTAAAAGAACTATTGATGAGCACGCGTCTGTTAATTTTATACTTGATAGTGAAATTGATAATGAGAATACACCATTGCCTTTTAATAATGATTTGATATATAATGAAATTATAGGAGATTCGGATTATTCTTAAATACCGTTTTATTATAATATTTATTTCATATATTCATTGATTTTAATTATATGAAAATATATATTTTATAATTATATGAATATAAATAATATTGAAACATTAAAAAAATATATATCAACTCTAAAAAACAGTGTTAAGAATAAATGTGTTTGTAATAAAAATGAAAATATAAAATATTTTAGCAGAGGGCAAAATGTTAAAGTATGCAAAAATACTGTTATAAAAGGAACAAAAAATAATATTGTCAGTAGAATTGAAAAAATAAATAATTTACAATCAATTAAATTAGATAATTCTACATTGAATTTATTAATACAAACTATTATTAAAAAATATTATGATAAAAAATTGTTAAATAATTATAATGTAGAACATTATAATAAACTATGTAAGAATAATAAAGATTTAATAAGGCTTGTATCAAAAAGGTCTGATTATAAAGATTCAAATGGTATAAATTATAATACTCTTCAAAATTATATTATTAACAGTAAAGACAATATAGAAGTTAAAGTAGAATTTATTAAAAAATGTTTATTACAAGTATTTAAGCAATTAGATCGCTTATATGAAGATATTCAATTTCATTATTGTGATAGCAAGGCTGGACAATTAATATTATTTAATAATAAAAATAATGTGAAATGTATGTTATCTGATTTAGATAAAGTTACTTTTACAATATTAATTAATGGAAAACCATATCGTATTCGTGTTACAAAAGATATTAAAAAACATACAATGAAAGGAATATTATTAACTGGATTAGAAAAAATAGGAGGATTAGAGAAATTAAGAACTATGAGTCATGAATCGTTCCCACAAAAGAGTAATTTATTAGAAAAAATTGTTTTTATTTCTTCATGCTGTCTTTTAATTAATGACAAAACATATTCTATATATTTAAGAAACACAATGTTATATGATGTTTTAAAATCGTATAATATAAGTATTCATTCATCTCATTATAAAAAAATTATAAAATTAGAATCATATTATAAAAAATTTATATCTTTATCTTTATTTTTAAAAAAAGGATCAACAACGGAATCTTCAAAATATGTAGATTATAATTATTTATGTAGAATAAAAGAAATAAAGGATAAAAATGTATTAACTGATGAAAAAAATTTAAAGTCAATAATAAATTTAAAAAAAGATGATAATAATAATATAATTCTTAACATTACACCTACGCAAAATATAAATGAAATATGAATTTGAGACATGAATTTGAGACATGAATTTGAGACATGAATTTGAGACATAAATTTAATAAAACAGTTGTAAAAATATATTTTTTATTAATATTATAAGATAAATAATTTATCAAAATCTTTTTTTATTAATGAATCAATATAATATAATATAATAATAAAAAATATTATAATATATTAAGGTATTATTATTAGAATGGATAGTTTTACATTTTATATAAACTGTTTTTTATCAATGGGTATATTTTTAGTTATTATTTATATCGTATATAAATCATTTTCAAAAGAAAATAAATATATAATTGAAAGTTTTAACCAATATATGCCATATGATAATAGTGAATATACTAATAAAAAAATGTTAGACGAAAAATTACTTAGAATTACACGAACTTTTTGGGAAAATAGTAATGAAGGATATTATAATGCAAATACTGGAGGCATTCCACTTGTTCCAATAACTTTATTTGAACCAATGAAAAGAACATTATAAAATTATAAAATTATAAAATAAATTAAAAATTAAAATGTATTTGATTTTAATATAAAAATATATTTCAATAATAATATATGAAATTTTTAAAAATATTTTACTTATTATTTTCATATGGATTATCGTTTAGAACTATTCCTCATTTTTCAGTAAAAAGAACTCTTAACTTTAAAAATTCTAATATAAATTATGATGATATTGGTACAAAATATAATCTTAATTGGTATGTAATAGGCGAAAAGAAGAATTTTAAAAATAATAGGATTTATAAAATTAGAATATGGGACAATGATTATGTTTTATGGAAAAATGATACAAATTATTATGCAATGGATAATTATTGTAGTCATCGTGGTGCATCATTATCACTTGGTAAAATCGCGAATAACAATATAATGTGTCCATATCATGGATATGAATTTAATTATAATGGAAAATTGTGTAAAGTTCCTGGTTTAAATTTTGTAAATACAGATGTTCACAATCAAAATGTATATGAAGTTATTGAAAAGAATGGATGGGTTTATTTTAATACAGTCGATAAAATACTTTATAATAAAATGAATGATGAGTTAATATCAAAAATAAATTCTAAAACGAATACTTTAAAACAATTAAATAAAATAAATATATATGAAGAACCAGAATCTTTTGATGATAATTTTAGAAGTATTTTTATAAATTTTAATACATATGGAAGAATAGTGAGTGAAAATTCACTTGATGTAATGCATATTGGTTTTGTACATACTTTTGGAAACAGTGAAAATCCCGCACCAATATATGAAAAACCGCCTTATCTAGTTGGTGATTATCCGTATCATTATAAAACAGAATATTATTATGAGTCTGGTAAAGATTCTATTGCAAGAAAAGTATTTGGAATAAAGAGATTAACGATTGAGAATGAGTTTATATTACCACATACAACTATTGCACGTGTTATATTTGGGAATTTAACGAGTACTGTTATTACAAGTACATTACCTATAAATAATACAAATAGTAATTTATATGTAAAAACATACAGAAATTTTTGGAATAATAATAATTTATTTTATGGAGGAATTATAAATTACTTTGGTGATGTCGCTACAACAATTATGATGAAAAATACAGTTTTACAAGATAAAGATATTATTGAAAATATAAAACTATCTAATATGGATGGAAAGTATAATATGAAATATGATAAATTGCAGAATGTTTATCGAACATTATATAAACAACTAATAAAAAATATAACATTTTCATAGTTTTGCTAATATACATATGTATAGTAGTAGTATAAATAGTATAATACTTGTATTTTTTACAACGTTCATTATAATTGATTTTAAATAATTATTATTTTTAATTTTTAATAAATTAATATAAGATTTTAAAAAGATAATGGGATATAGTAATGCAACTTTTAAACTATATGCTTTTTTTAAAAGGAATGTATTAAATATTATAATAGCATTTGTTATATTCAAAAGTAAATTTATTGAAAATTTATTTCCATAAATTACAGGAATGGTTTTTATATTATTTTTTTCATCGCCTTCTTTGTCACATATATCAAGTAATAATTCATTATAAAATGATCCATAAAATAATGTTAAAAAAAGTATTTTAAGTAATTCTGCATTTTTTTTGAAATCTATATCCAATAACTGATTTGAACAAGTTCCTGTTGCTAAACTTGAAAAAATAACTGAAAATGATACTAAAAATGCACATGAAACATTTTTTATAAAAGGTATTTTTTTTAAAATAGGTGTATATAAAATAATATTTAAAATTGCCAGATGAATTATTATTTGTAATTTTTGAGTAAAATAATTATATGATAATAATTCAGTAATTATTAATAAAATAATTAAATAACTATATGCTTCTTTTATCTTTATAGAACCATTTACTAAGGGTTTATTTGGACTATTTATTTTGTCAATATCAATATCTATAATATCATTTATTATCATACTACTTGACATAATTAAAATTGTTGTTATTATAGAAATAATAAAAAGTGGTGAATGTAATAGATTGTTTAAAGATGGGTTTGCAATCCATCCTCCACTAAAATTTAATAGTATTGTTGGTAATATATTTTCATAACGGATCAATTCCATAAAGCTTTTTATTTTAAAATTTATATTATTTAAAAATTCCTCAGTATTTATTTGGTCATTTATAATATTAAATGGGTACATAAATTTTTGAGAAAATTTATTCATAAATTTTTGAGTTTGAGTAGAAAATTTATTTGAATAATTGTTTGAATCATTCGTTATTAATTTTTTATATTCTTGTAATTGTGTTTTAATAGAATTATTTATAATTGAATTTGGTGTAATATAACTAAATGTTGAATTTATAAAAAAAGAATAAATTAAAAAAATATTTATAAATATCATTTTTAATTTAATAATATATAAAGATTTTTTATATATATTTAGAATAATAATGAAAATTAAAAGTTTATTTTTATTTGTAACAAATATATTTTTCGCAAATTCATTAGATATAAATCATGTAAAATATAATTATAATATATTAGAAAGATATGTTTCAGGAAAAATACCATATAAGTCATTAATTAACAAAATAAATGATCATTCCGTATCTAAAATATATTTTTCAAAAGGTTTAGACAACGTTATATCAGAAGATAATAATGAACTATATTCATTAACTTCTATTACACCCGTAATAACAAGTGATTTAGTAGATATATCTGTTAAAAATGATGTAGATACAGTATTTTTTGAAGTTCCTCCCAAAAATATAGTAGAAACAGTATCTTCTGAAATAGGTGGATTTTTAGAATCTGCTTTTATGCCAGTAATAGTTTTATCATTTTTAATATCATTTATTAGGTCTTTTTTAACAATAAGACGTATGAATAATTCTATGAATAAACCAAATAATTCACCTTTAAATGGGCCAATGCCAATGAATTTACCTTTTAATACACCTTTTTTAAGTATTATGAATAATAATAATGGATTTAATACTAAAGATACGTTAAAAAAAATGAACATATCATTATCAAGTTTTGCGGGGAGCCCAGAGATTTTTGAAGAATGTACTGAAGTAGTATCTTATCTAAAAAATGCAACATTATATCAAATGGCTGGTGCAGAAATACCCAAAGGTATATTATTAGATGGCCCCCCTGGAACAGGTAAGACTTTACTCGCCAAGGCTATTGCAAGTGAAGCTGACGCTAATTTTATAGCAATTTCTGCAAGTGAATTTGTTGAAGTATTTGTAGGAGTAGGTGCATTAAAAATCAGGAATTTATTTGATAATGCCAGACAAAATATTCCTTCTATAATATTTATTGATGAAATTGATTCAATTGGTAGACAGAGAGGCGCGGGTATAAATATGGGCAATGATGAGAGGGAACAGACACTTAACCAGTTATTAGCGGAAATGGATGGATTTCAAAATAATAATGGAGTATTGGTAATTGCAGCAACTAATAGAAAAGACGTATTGGATAGTGCTTTATTGCGTCCAGGGCGTTTTGATAGAATCATAACAGTTCCATTACCAGATAGAGAATCCCGAAAAGAGATAATTAAAGTTCATTCCAAGAATAAAAACTTGGATTCTTCTATAAATTTGGATTTGATATCTGAATTAACAAGTGGATTTTCAGGAGCACAAATTAAAAATCTATTGAATGAAGCTGCTATTTATGCGGCGCGTAACTCAAGAACAGTTATTACACAACTTGATATATTAAACGCCATTGACAAATTAATTGTTGGTCTAGTACGTAAAACAGATACTCGAAGTAGTGATTCAATTAAAAGAGTGGCTATACATGAGACTGGACATGCATTATTATGTAAAACATTTAATGAATATTTTGATTTAAAAAAAGTATCTATACAGAGCACCTATAATGGCGCGGGTGGATACACATTATTTAGTGAATATCAAAATATAACAGATAGTGGTTTATATACAAAAGATTTATTGAAAAAAAGGTTAATTGTTGCATTGGGTGGAAAAGCGGCTGAATATATATATTATGGTGCGGAACATGTATCAGTTGGAGCAGTACAAGATTTGAAACAAGCTAATTCTATTGCACAACAAATGGTAGGTAATTATGGTATGGGTGATTATTTAGAGGTATTTTATAATGAAAATGTTGATTCTAGTAGAAATCCATTTTTGGGTAAAAGTATTGGGGTTGGTATAAAATATTCAGATAAAACAAAGGAGACTTTTGATAGAGAATCTTTAAACTTGGTAATTGAAGCGTATGAAGAGGCGAAAAGTATTTTATTGAAAAATAGGGATAATATGGATATTATAATAAATAAACTTTTGGAAAAAAGTATTTTATATGGAAGTGAATTATAAATTTATTAATAAAAGTTATTATATATTTTATTTTTGTATATTATATATTGTAAAATTTATTTATTATAGTAAATTGTTTAAACTACATTAACATAATGTTTTTTACATCTACCATCACAATGAGGATTAGCTTTATTTTTGCATTTTTCACCTTTTTTTTTTAAAGGAGCTCCACAAAAAATTACTTTTTCAATCGATTTAATAGATTTGACTGATGAAGTTGTTGATTTTGAAGATACACTTGTATTATCGTTATCTATATCATAATTTTCTTGAAAATCTAAATAAAAATCATTATTAAATAATTTCATTACTTTAATATTATATGTAGAACTATCAAGTTTGATAGCTTTAATTATTTTTTTAAATCTATTATTATTAAAACATTTTAATATTTTATTAAAATTTTCAGGAGTATCATATATACAGTATGACCACTGAGTCAAACCATATTTACCATCATTGTCTAATATAAATCCAGAACCATTTGAAAATATAAATTTACTTAATCCAAAATGTCCATTTTTATCTGTATTTGACCATCTTAAATTTGGTTTATTATTTTTATCAATAGAATATATAACAGGATATTTGAATTCACTATTTTTAATATTAGATACATGTTTTTTATCAGCTCCATAATTACTTCTATAATTCATAATATTTAATTTTTGTTCTTTTTTTAATATATTATATATATCATTATACATCATATTAGGTATAAAATTCCATTCATTTAAATTTATATCAACTATAATATTATCTTCACCTTTAATTTGTGTGAATGACTCATACGGGCAATTTTTTAATAAATAAAAATCATATCTTGTTGCACAACTAAATGTTTTCATTCCATCTTTTTCATTATGAATTTCTAAATATAATAATTGTTTCTTTTTTATTAATTCAAATAACTCATTATCTATTTGTCTCCAAGAAGATGGGTGAATAAATAATAAGTAACCATCGGTTTTTAATAGATTATTTAATGATAGTTTAACAAACTTATCCCATAATGTATGACCTTTTCCTTTATTTCCACTTCCATCTTGATATGGTGGATTACCTACAATAATATCAAATTTTTCAACGTTCCATTCTTTTACAGTATCTAATGTTAAAGAATCACCATTGTAAATATTTAGTTTATAGTAATTATTTACATCGAATATTTGTTTAGATAAAAAACAATTCTTTTTATTTAATTCACTCATATAGAGCATATTTTCTAAAATATGTTTTTTCCGTTGTTCTTCATCAAATATTATGTCTTTTAAACCTTTCATAAGTCTAAAATAAATAGCAATCATAAAATTACCCATACCATTAGCAGGATCTAACCATTTTAAATCAGGATTCGACCATACTTCTGTAGGTAATTTATCTAACATTTCTTCTATTAATGGTATTGGTGTAAAAACTTCTCCATATTTTTTTTTTTCAATATCTTTCGGTTTTAGTCGTTCATTGATAAAATTTAATAATTCTATAGGTTTATCCAATAAACTTTGAATAGTCATCTTAATATATATAATTATATTATATATATCTGAATTATCTTTAATATATTTTTTTATTAAATATTGTATTAAATCAATGATATTAGATTTATTCCACCATACAAATGTCTGTTCATTAAATATATCTAATAATTCTTTATTATGTTTAATCATTTTTAACATTTCTAAAAAAATTTTATTATTATCTTTAATTGTTAAATAACATGATAGTTCTGCAATAAATGGTAATACATCTTTATTTAATGATATTTTAATTTCTTCTATTTCTTCTTCAGAATAATTATCAGAATCAGAATTAGAATCATTATCACTATCTTTTTTAATAATTTTACCATTCGGCAATTCTTGTAACTCATCAGTATCACCTAATAAAATTTTTTCATTATTATTTTTATTAAATGATTTAGAAAATATGTCATTCAGACTTTTCTGATCGTCATTACTTATTTCTAAAATTTCATCTTCAATATTTTTGAAAAATTGTCTTAAACTGTTTATAGGGTCTTTTTTCCAAACTTCTAATAAATTATTAATTATACCTTCATGACTAACTTTTTTATTCAAAAAATAATCAGAATCGATATTAATTAAATTGTTTTCAACAATATATCTTATTTTATTTTCAGTATTTAATTCTTTTTTGTGTAGTGAATAATCCATTATTGTATTTAAAACTCTATTAATATTTAAATCTACAACAAAACCACACTTTTTATTAAGTGCTTCAGTCATACATCGATACATCATTTGATAAATTTTATCTGATGATATAATGTCATTTAATAAAATGACTACATCACAATTTTCTAAAGTTATACCTAATGAACATTGATTACCGACTAATACAATTAAACCAGTTTTATTGTTATCTTTTCCAATTAATTCATGTCGTTTAATTTCTTCTTTAATATCTTTAATAGGTTTTTCAATATTACTGTTTAATATTAAAATTTCATAGTGTTTCAAAACTAAATCATTTAACATTAATCGTTTTAAATTTTGACTAACATCATTGATTTTTTGTTCTATTCCAAACGGTAAAAACCATAATTGTGTTGTAAAACTACTATTAGATAATAATGTTCTACTATCTTTTTTAGAAGATATTTCTGTAATACGTCCAAAAATAGATTTATCTTCTTCAGGAAAATCAATGTATCTTTTCGAACCAGAAATATATCTTAATAATAATTCTACTTCTTTTTCATATTTAAATGATGATTTTGAAATAGAAAATAATGTTTTTAAAGAAAATCCATATTTGTTCGTATTAATTTGTTGTAATTCATGTTTAATATTACTGAAAATCGATGTTTCAAACATTGTAGTAATCAATTCTAATTCAGGCATTTTTTCATAATCTAATAAAATATTCGAATAATTAAAATAATCTAATGCTTCAATTACTTCATGACCGTGTTTAAAAATTAATCCTTCTATATTTTGATTTTTACATATTTGTTCATCCTCTAAATCCCAATAAAAAGAACAGTCTTCTGTTATATTCCATATATTTTTTGTTTTATGAAAAGTTGCAGTTAAAAAAATTAAAACAGTACTTTCTATTTTATATGTCTTAATAATATCTTTAGATAAACTTGTTGTTCCTCCGTAATGATTTTCATCAAAAAATATATAATTTAATTGTAAATTTTTTATTGATATAATGCAATCTTCGTTAATATAATTTTCTAATAATTGTTTAGATGTAATAATAATATTTTTATTTGTAAATTGTAAATTTTCAATCATAGAACCTTTATTAAGATTAATAATATTAAACTCATTAAACTCTGTATGATGTTCAATCATATCTAAAAATTGACTGGATGTTTCATTCGGTGCAGGCGTAATTATTAAAATATTAAATATTTCATAATTCTTTTTATCATTTGATATAATAAAACCAACTAAAAAGGTTTTACCTGAACGTGGTTTTAATCCTAATAAAAATTTATTTTTATTTTCGTTTTTCATTTTATTAAAAATCTTTATCTCAAACAATTTTTGATGAAATTTATATGTAAGTACTTTTTTGTTAAATTTAAAATTATCAAATAAGTTATCAATACTATTATTTTGTATATAATTTTTCATTGTAATAAAAGATTTTTCTAAATCTGTAATATCAATAATTTTGTTAATATCAATATGTTCTTTTAAATAATTACTTGAACTATTCGCATTAGAAATAATATCCATTACAACATTTTTATCAATAACTAATAAATAGATTTCAAATTCTTTATACATATGTTTATTATATTCAATCATTGTAATTATCTCTTGAATATCGTAATCTTTAATAGTTGTTGATTTTCTTTTTGAATAATATTTACAAGAAATAAAAATATATTTTGTTTCTTCTAAATTACAAAGAGTTATATCAGAAACTCCTGCTTTTTTACCACTAATTACTTTTTCATTATTAATATATTTTTTAATATCTGTTAAAACTTTAATTTTACCTTCATTAACATTACCAATAATATGTTTGTATTTATCATTACTGAATTGTTGTAAAAATCCTGATATAATTAATAATTTTGCACATGTTTCAAATATGAAACCCTTTTCCGATAAACTTGGATACAAATCCAATATATCTTGTATAGAGTCCTTTACTATAAATACTTTTTCAATAAATTCTTTTAAATTCATATTTATATGTTATTTATTATATGTTATTTATTATATGTTTTATTATATGTTATTTATTATATATTATTTTTAATAAATTGTATACTTAACGGTATTATTATTGTTATTTATAAATCAATTTTTATAATATTTTTAAATATATATTTAATAAATTATCATAAAATAATTAAAAATTATTAAAAACATCATATTCATTAATATCACTTTCAGAAATATAAATATTTTGAACAATTTTATCATTTATTATTTTTTGTATAGATTCTTTAATTTTATCAATCGAATAAGAAATATCAAAACAAACATGATCTTCTAAAATACGGATAATTGAATATCCACGATCACGTGCCTGTTTCATTTTAATTTTTTCCCATTCTTGATATTTTTCTGGAGATTCTGAATCAGGTTCTTGTTCAAAAAGATGCATTCCATCAAGTTCAATAATAATTTTATATTCTTCAATAAGAAATGAATAAGTAATACATTTACGTATATCACGTTCATCTGTTACTCTATATGATTGAATTAATGATGGATAAATTAAAAGTAATTTTTTATATAATGTTTGTTCAACAGTATTAATACTCAACTCTGAGATTGTATGTTCAATAGAGTAAATTCTTTTAGCATTCTTTTCAGAACTTAAAACATGTTCCGAACATTGTTTTTCAATTTTATTTAAGTTTGTATTAGTCTTTTCCATCTCGATATATAAATTTCCTATCATAGAATCTTTTTCAGAATTTTCTTTTCTGAAAGATAGTAATGTTGAAGAAATATCATTATTAAATAATTCCATGTCATGTTCTATTTTTTTACAAAAAGTTTCAAACGTAGAACTTAAAGAATCTAATATTTTATCCTTTTCTGTTTCTTTTTTAGTAATTATATTTTTTAATAATTTTATTTCTGACCTAAAATTAGAAATATCTCTTTTATATCTTTCATAATTATTTTCATTATGCTTAAATTGTTCTGTTGTAAATTTATTATTAACATCAATCTGTTTATTTAATTTATTCATATCTAATTTTAATTCTTTGATTGAATTATCAGTAATTGTTTTTGATATAGATAATTCATATTTAATATTATCTAAAATTTTTATTTTTTGACAATAATCAAAAAATAAAATGATAATTAAGGCATTTATTGTAAAAGTAAATATTATATTTGAATAATATATGAAATAATTTAAAAAAATATATATACTCGGGAAAACATAATTAATATCAAAATCAAATTCCGGAAACATTTTAATATTAAAAATTAGGTGTTTTCTAAAAATATTTTATAATTATTATTATAAAATAGAATAATATTATATAATAATCAATTTTTAATTTTACATATTACACTAATATATTTATTTTATATAATTCTTTGTAATTTCTACATTGATATTTTTCCCATTATATGATCATATAAATCAGCATTTTTTTTATTATATTCTGAAGTTATGGTATGATATATTTGTGCAAAATTACTATTAATTGAATCTAATTCTTTATCTGTTGAAGAAATATAATTTTTAAATGATTCCATGTCTAGTTCTATTTTTTTACAAAAAGTTTCAAACTCAGAACTTAAAGAATCTAATATTTTATCTTTTTCGCTATCTTTTTTAGTAATTGTATTTTTTAATAATTTTATTTCTGATCTAAAATTAGAAATATCTCTTTTATATCTTTGATAATTATTTTCAATATGCTTCAATTGTTCTGTTGTAAATTTATTATTAACATCAATCTGTTTATTTAATTTATTCATGTCTAATTTTAATTCTTTGATTGAATTATCAGTAATTTTTTTTGATATAGATAATTCATATTTAATATTATCTAAAATTTGTATTTTTTGACAATAATCAAAAAATAAAATAATAATTAAGACATTTATTGTAAAAGTAAATATTATATTTGAATAATATATGAAATAATTTAAAAAAATATATATACTCGAAAAAACATACTCTATGCCAAAATCAAATTCCATGAACATTTTAATATTAAAAATTAGGTGTTTTCTAAAAATATTTTATAATTATTATTGTATAATAGAATAATATTATATAATAATCAATTTTTAATTTTAATTATTAATTTTTAATAAATATTTATTAAAAAATAAAAGGAAAATCTTCGACAGGGACAGAATTTTCACCCATATTAAAATAAATATCGGAAGCTTTTTTAACTCCTTCTCTAAGGTAGTCACCTATGTCAGGTTTTTTATATGCATTCCTAAAGTGACGAAAAACCCGAAAAACAACTTTTGCGTCATAATATTGTTCTCCACTGCATCTTGCAAGAACATTCGTTCTATAAATCAATTCTTTAATCGTTTCTTCAATCAAATGAATTTTTTGAGTATTTATTTCAGTATCTAAAACATGACCTGAACATTGTTTTTCGATTTTATTAAAGTTTATATTAATCTTTTCAAAATTCATGTTTAATGACTCCATCATAGAATCTTTTATAGAACTTGTTTCTTTTAATGTTTCTATTTCTTCATTAAAATTATTAAAACAATTTTCAAAATGGGTATTCAACAAATCTAACTTATCATCTTTTATGACAACATCTTCCTTCAATGATTTTATCTCTTCATCAAGATTATTAAAGAAATTTTCAAAATTAAGTTTCATTGAATCAATTGTTTTATCTCTTTCAATGTTCATATTTTTTAATAATTTTATATCTCCGTCAAATTTACCAAAACATTCTTCAACACTTTGAATTACAGAATGTGTTATTTTTTGTGTTTCAACAATATTATTTTCAATAATCTGCATAGTTTGAACTTTATCATTACTATTTTTTGAAATTTTATTTTCAATAATATTTAATTGATGTGTATTAAATTTTGCATCAACTTCAATCTGTTTCTGTAATTTACTTATATCAGCTTTTATTTCTTTAATTGAATTATTAATAACTGATTTAAATATAAACACGTCATTTTGAATATTGTATAAAATCTTTTTTCTTTTAGAATATTCAAAATACAATGAAATAATAAAAACAGTAATCATAAAAGGAAATATTATATTCCAGTAGTATATTGAAAAATACTTTGAATAAATTAATGATTTAGAAAAAACGTATTCAAAATCAACATCAACGTTAAAGTTAAAAAACATTTTTAAATTTAAAATTAATAGAAACTTTGGTATTATAATTAATAGTTAGTAATAATACTTTATAAAATTCAATTTTTAATAAATTATTATTAAGAATTACTTGTTTATTAATTAATTTATTTATTAATCAATTTATTAATAATGTAGTGTTATATAACATTTTCCATATAATTCATAAGATTAAATTTGTAAATAGTTGATAATCGTTGTAGTCTTTTAGGATTAAATGTCGTTTTAACCAAATCTTCAAAGAATTCTCTATTATTTTCTTTCATTTTGTCATAATCTAAACGAAATAATAGATGAATAGCATTTTGATTCCCTGATAAGCAACGCAATACAACTTTATCTAAATTTTTTTCTAAAATATGAATTGCATTAGGATTTTCGTATAACAAACGCCAACCTATTTTATTTATTTTATCATATTTTTCCAATAGTTGTATTCCATTAAGATTCCGTGATAAATAAAACCAATTTATTTTATCTAAATTCTGTTCCAAAATATGAATTGCACTAGGATTGGAAGATAACCAATCCCAATCGACTTTATCAAGATTCGCTTCTAAAATATGAATTGCATTAGGATTTTGTGATAACCAACACCAAAATACTTTATCTAAATTTTTCTCTAAAAGATGAATAGCATTTGGATTAAGTGATAACCAACCCCAATTCACTTTATCTAAATTCTGTTCCAAAATATGAATTGCATTAGGATTTCTTGATAATGAAGGCCAATCAACTTTATCTAAGTTTTTCTCAATAATATGAATTGCATTCGGGTTTGAAGATAAAAATATCCAACAAACTTTATTAAGATTCTTCTCTAAAATATGAATTGCATTTGGATTTTTTGATAACCATTTCCAATCAATTTTATTTAATTTTTTCTCTATAACTTTTTCTATAATATAAATAGCGTAAGGGTGTGGATTAGACGATAATAATTGCCAATCAACATTATTAATTCTAATAAAAATAGGTTTATTCATTTATGTTTTATTTGAGTAGTATAATGTGTTTTATCTATGTAGTATAAATAATATATTAATAAAACTAAATCATAATTATTTATAATAAAATATTGTTATAATATATTATTTTATAAATTTCAATTTTTAAATTATAAAATCTATATTGATTATATGAAATTTTCCATATAATCAATAAAATCAAACTCATATAAAACGGATAATCTCTGGATTCGTTCAGGATGAAACACTTTTTGTGCTAATTCTCCAAAAAATTCCCTATTATTTTCTTTCATCTTTTCATAATCTAAAGTAAATAATAGATGAATCGCATTTGGATTTCCTGATAAATACCGCAAATCAATTTTATTTAAATTTTGTTCTAAAATATGAATAGCATTTGGATTACATGCTAATTCATTCCACCAAATTTTATCAAGATTCTCTTCTAAAATATGAATCGCATTTGGATTTGATGATAAATATTTCCAGTTCACCTTATCTAAATTCTGTTCTAAGATATGAATCGCATTAGGATTTTCTGATAAATATTCCCAATAGACTTTATCTAGATTTTGTTCTAAAAGATGAATAGCATTTGGATTCAAAGATAGCCATTTCCAATCAACCTTATCTAAATTTTGTTCTAAAATATGAATCGCATTAGGATTTAATGATAAATATTCCCATTTGACTTTATCAATATTCTTCTCTAAAATATGAAGTGCATTAGGATTTTGTGATAATGAAGACCAAAATACTTTATCCAAATATTGTTCTAAAATAGGAATAGCATTTGGATTTGAAGATAAAAATATCCAACAAACTTTGTTTAAATTTTTTAAATTTTGTTTTAAAATATGAATTGCATTTGGATTTTTTGATAATAAACGCCAATCGACTTTATCCAAATATTGTTCTAAAATAAGAATAGCATTTGGATTAAAAGATAATCTATACCAATTAATCTTATCCAAGTCAATACATTTAAAAATAGGTTTAATCATTGTAATTATTATATCATGTTATATAGTAATTATTATATCATGATATACTTATCATAAATTTATAATATTCAATTTTTTTACATATTTAAAAAATATTTTATTAATTTTAATTTTTTCAAATATTCATTATATCATTTTTTCCATATAATCAATAAATTTAATTTCACAAATATTACATAATTGTAATAGTCTTTCAGGATTAAATACTTTTTTTACCAAATTTTCACAAAACACTTCATTATTTTCTTTTATTTTTTGATAATCTATGAAAGAAAATAATAAGTTAATAGCATTAGGATTAAAAGATAAACTCCATAAATTAATTTTATCTAAATTTTGTTCTAATATATGAATTGCATCAGTATTTAAAGATAATTGAAACCAATCCACCTTATCCAAATTCCGTTCTAAGATATGAATAGCCTTTATGTTTCTTGATAACTCATACCAATGGACCTTATCTAAATTTCTTTCTAAAATACGAACTGCATTAGGATTTCTTGATAAATTTCTCCAAAAAAATGGATGAAAAGGAATAACATGCAAATATCGTTCTATAATATGAATAGCATTCTCATTATCTGCAATCCAAAACCAATCAATTTTATTAAGATTTTGTTCTAAAAGATGAATGGCATTTGGATTTCCTGATAATGTCATCCAATCAATTTTATCAAGATTAGCTTCCAGAATATGAATGGCATTCGGATTTTGTGACAGAAACATCCAATTTACTTTATCCAAATTTTGTTCTAAAATATGGATTGCATTAGGATTTAATGATAAATATGCCCAATTGACTTTATCCAGATTTTTTTCTAAAATATGAATTGCATTTGGATTCAAAGATAATTCTTTCCACTTGACTTTATGTAAATATTTTTCTATAATAGGAATGGCATTTGGATTAGATGATAATCTATACCAGCATACTTTATCTAAATGCTGTTCTAAAATGTGAATAGCATTCGTATTTCCAGATAAATTGCGCCAAAATACTTTATTTAAAGTTTTTATTAATTTCTTATTGGTAAATAATTTTTGTCCCAAATTATTTTTATATAAATTTGCTTTATGTAAATCTAATTTATCAAAATTAAAATATTCAAAAATAGGTTTAATCGTCATTGTTTTGTATGTTTATTTTTAATTGAAAAATACAATAATTCAAATACATTAATTAAAATACAATAATTCAAATACAATAATTTATAATATTCAATTTTTAATTGATTTATATTCATTATATGATATTTTCCATATAATCAATAAATTTAAATTTATATAAAGATGATAATCTCTGTATTCTATCAGGATGAAATACTATTTGAACTAATTCTTCAAAAAAAGCTTGATTATTCTCTTTCATCTTCTCATAATCTAAAGTAAATAAATGAGTAAATAATAAATATGTTACATTTAGGCTTTCCCATATTGATTCGTCATTGAAAGTATCTCTCCTTTCTTCTATAATACGAAGTGCATTAATACTCTGTAATAAATCATTTCGTTCAATATTATTTAAACTATTCAAGTATAGTTCTAAAATGTGAGTCGCATTTGGATTTAGTATTAACATATCCCAATGTATTTTATCTAAATTCTTTTCTAAAATATGAATCGCATTTGGATTTCCTGATAAATAATACCAGTCTATTTTGTCTATATTGTTTTCTAAAATATGAATTGCACTTGGATTTTTGGATAATTTACTCCAACATGTTATGTCTAAACAATCCAAATTTTGTTCTAAAAGTTGAATTATAGATGGATTTGGATCTTCTGCTAACAATCTCCAATTGACTTTATTTAAATTTTGTTGTAAAATATGAATTGCACGTGGATTTCTGCACAACCTATTCCAATGGACTTTATCAAGATTTGCTTCTAAAATATGAATTGCATTACAATTTCCAGATAACCAAAACCAGCTTACTTTATCTAAATTCTTTTCTAAAAGGTGTATTGCGTTCTCATTCCCTGATAAAAAAGTCCAACAAATTTTATCCAAATTTTGTTGTAAAATATGGATTGAAAGTGGATTTCTACATAACTTATACCAATTAACTTTATTTAGGTTTTGTTCTAAAATCAGAATTGCATCTGGATTTAAAGATAATAAATCCCAATCTATATTATTGAAGTCAATACATTTAAAAATAGGTTTAATCATTGTTATTATATTGTAATTATATTGTAATGATATTGTAATTATTATATCATCATTATTATATAGTTATTATAAATTTATAAAATGTAATAACTTATAAAAATCAATTTTTATATATTTTTATAAAAATTATGTTAAACATCCATATTCATTATATGATATTTTCCATATAATCACTAAATTCAAATTCATATAAAGTTGATAATCCCATGATTCTTTCTGGATGAAAAACTTTTTCAACTAATTCCTCACAAAAATCTTTATTATTTTCTTTCATTTTTTCGTAGTCAAAAGAAAATAATAAATGCGTTGTATTAGGGTTAATAATTTATAAAAACTGAGATTTTTAAAATTTCTTACCTATAATAGGTGATTAATTTTATATATACTTTATATAAATAAACTATTATGTATATTGTTTTATCAATTCTATTTAACCCTATGGTAGAATAGAATATATCTAAATATATATCAATATATATGTAAAAATGGTTAATAATTTATAAAAACTGAGATTTTTAAAATTTCTTACCTATAATAGGTGATTAATTTTATATATACTTTATATAAATAAACTATTATGTATATTGTTTTATCAATTCTATTTAACCCTATAGTAGAATAGAATATATCTAAATATATATTAATATATATGTTATCATTTATTGATTTTTTAAAGAAATATTCAAATGTTCCAAATCAATTTATAGATGATTTTTTTAGTTTAATGGATTATAAGGAGATTGAAAGTAGTGAAAAAATTGTAGATTTAGATAAAGCAGTTAAATGGCTTAATATAAATAAACATAAAGCTAAAGAGACTTTAATAAAATCCTATAGAAAAAATATAGATTATACTATTACAAAAACTATTAAACCAGCTGGAAGAGGAGGTCAAAAACGTGAAATTATATTATTAACTATTCGTTGTTTTAAAAAGTTTTGTCAATTAACACGTTCAAAACATGGTAATAATGTAAGAGATTATTTTATAGACGTCGAAAATACATTAAATAAATATAAAAATTATATTATTGAAGGATTAACTGATAAATTAGATACTATTAAAAAAGGTAGAAAACCAAAAGTAAATTCCGAAAAGGCAATTATTTATATATTCAAAACAGCAAATACACCAGAAAATAGTTTATATAAAATTGGAAGGACTAAAGATTTAAGTAAGAGATTACAATCACATCAATCATCATTATCAGAAGATATTGAAATTTTATTTTATCTTGAAACAGACGATGCAAAAACGGTTGAATCATGTATAAAAAATTTTTCTAAAAAGTTTCAATATAGAAAATATAAGGAAGTATATGAAGTAAATTTAAATATACTTAAATCTTTAGCAATAAAATGTGAAAAAATAAAATTAGATATTGATGATGAACAAAAATTAGTTGAAATGAAAAATGATAAAAATAAAAAATATTACATAAATATTTCAAAAATTTAATATATTAACTCTTTTCATTAACATTTTATAATACTAATTAAAAAATTTACATATATTCTCAATTTATTTTTACTTTTATTCAGATAAGGGTTAATATTATATTAAAAATACAATAACTTATAAAAATCAATTTTTATATATTTTTATAAAAATTATGTTAAACATCCATATTAATTATATGATATTTTCCATATAATCACTAAAATCAAATTCATATAAAGCGGATAATCCCATGATTCTTTCTGGATGAAACGTCTTTTGAACCAATTCTTCAAAAAATTCTCTATTATTATCTTTCATTTTTTCGTAGTCCAATGAAAATAATAAATGAATTGCATTGGAGTTTCTTGATAAATCAGACTTACGAACTCTATATAGACGTTTAAGAGTAATAATATCCAGATTCATTGAATCATCCCAATGAACTTTATCTAAATTTTGTTCTATAAGATGAATAGCATTTGGACTTGGATTATATGATAATTCATCCCAACGAACTTTGTCTAAGTTTTGTTCTAAAATATGAATCGCATTGGGATTTCTTGATAAATTCGCCCAATCAACTTTATCAAGATTCGCTTCTAAAATACGAATTGCATTCGGACTTGGATTTTGTGATAAGTTAAACCAATCAATTTTATCTAAATTCTTTTCTAAAATATGAATAGCATTCGGATTTAT